AACCTCCTGAATAACGGTTTCTCAACGGCTACAAGCCCAACGACAACGGCTGATGGTTTAAGCCTATTTAATACTGCCCATCTTCTCGTTGCTACCAACGGCACGCAGGGCAACACTCCTGCAACCGCTTCTGATTTTAGTCAGTCGGCACTTGAGCAGGCTTATATTGACATTGGCAATTATCTTGATGACCAAGGCTTGCCGATTGTCGTTGATGCTATGCGATTGGTTGTCCCCGTTAACTCGCGGCATCTTGCCCGTAAGGTTCTCCAAACTGAATATGAAGTTGGTTCTGGCAACAACACGATCAATCCCGTATCAACGGCGCGTATGCCGCTTGAACTAACGGTTACTCCATATATCACTGACAATGATTCTTGGTATATCAAGACCAATGTTGATGATGGTTTAGTATTCCAGGAAGTAGACCCCGCCATGATCGAGCGCGACAATGAATTTGATACGAAAAATCTCAAATTCTCTTGCATGCGTTTGTTTGGAGTTGGTTCTGTTAACTATCTTGGTTATTACGGTTCTCCAGGCGCTTAATCGGAGGAAAGATGACAGTCTTTTCTGATAATATTTATACTGGTAATCAGGCTATCACGTCAGCTAAGGCATCATTAGCTGGCGCTGTATTCCAGAAAACATTTAAATTTAGCGGCGCCAGCAGCACGCAAAATTTCATGCTTCCTACTGGTGTGCAAAACTTAAGTGGTGGTCTTTACATTACGCAAAACGGGTCTGCCGCTACGACAAACACTGTCACAGTAAGTGCTAATGGCACCAATTTATTTACCTATAGCAGCTTTGGTTCTGCGGGTGGTTATTTAAGTGATTCTACAATCACGGCCAAGGGTACATTCACGCCCATTGCATCTGCAATGGCAGCACTATTAAATACAGCAGAAGTAACTGCCGCTGTGACCTATGTATCAACGGATGACGCATCTACATGCCAGATTGCAGTCTATTTTAGCCGTGCGGATGGCACCTAATGCCTTTAAACGCTAAGGGAAAAAAAATTAAAAAAGCCATGCAAAAAGAATATGGCAAGAAAAAAGGTGATAGCGTTTTTTATGCTTCTGAAAATAAAGGCACCATTAAAGGCGTTGTTAAGAGGAAAAAGAAATGAAATACAAACCTCTTCCTGACAAGCGCAATACATCTAAGGGTATTACGCCAAATAAATCTATTCGCCGCCCAGTATCTAAAAAACAGGCACCTGTAGCGAATAAAAAAGGTAATAGGTGATGTGCCATGATGCGCGTAAAAAGAATCACGGCTACTGTAACTGGCGCTAGTGTTGCGGTACCTCTTGATCGCTATGTAAATGGCTATGCTCTAGGTGTAAAGATTACACCAACCAACGCAACGGCTACCTATACTGTTCAGCATACATTTGATGACCCAGGAAGCGTAAATCTCAATACAAGCGGCACTTGGTATAATTCTGATGACGCAGCTTTCGTAAGCGCCACCACAAATAAAGATTCAAGCTATGCCTATCCTCCAACGGCAACGCGGCTGTATGTGCATGAAGTTTCTGCAAGCCCGACAATAACATATACGATTGTCCCGATGGGCATTCAGTAGCAAAATTTTGCAAAAATTATAGTTTCTGTTATTCTTTATTTGGTTCTTTTATGAGAATTTGGATGAAGAATGGCACGCAGAAATGGTCGCAAGGGTCAATGGTTAATAACCGATGATTACACTGGTTTTACCAAGTATTCCAGTGAAGTTAAGCGCGACTATTGGGGTAATTACACAAAAAAGCCCCTTATCCGTAATCTCCAAGAAATAGCCAAGCCGCTTTATGACCCAGAGCCGGTAGCCATATATCGCGGCCCATCTTATGAGAGTGTGCGCAAATGCATAAGCGAAACGCTCCCGCTTTATGTTGGGAATACCAACATTCCAACTCCTACCACTTCTCCAGCCGCCCAAGCGCTTCATTTACGCAACGCACTTGGCGACATGGAGATTGGTTGTACGTTTATAGTTTATTAAAAAGGTTAGAAACATGACGCAATATACAAAATCAGCGCTTCAAGCATTTTTTGAAACGGCAGATATTCCGAGTGGAACAGACTTTGCCAATCTTATTGATTCTTGCATTAATGCCGCAGAAACGTCCGCACAGACAATGCTTGGCGCATTAAATCCAACGGAGCTTATTACGTCGCGGGTGAGCGCTGGGAATGCAAATATTGTTAGCACTTTAAGCGCTGCCACTATCATTAATACGTCACTTACAAGTACATCTGCATCAATCACTATCGCCAATATTGCATCTGCGCAAGTTACGGCCCTCAATGTTTCAAATACGATGAATATTACACCTACCGTTGTAAGCGCGGCAGGAACAACGCAGGCTACAGCAACCACGGCAAATCGCTATTTAACGCTTGTTTATGGTGTAACAGATGGTTCGAATACGGGCATTGCCCTTGAAGGTAATGCGGCTGGAAGAGTGCAATATGTTGTTAATATGACAAGTACAAGCGCAAATATCTGGCCCGCATCAAATTGCGCTATAAATGCTTTAACAACAAATGCGGCTTATGGTCTTGCTGGTAACGGAACGGCTATCATAATTCATAAAACAAACACAAGCTATGCGGTGAAATAATGTCTATCGGAGATGTGCAATTTACCGTCTTACAGGTTGTAAATGAAGTTCAGCGCAAACTTGAGCTTAACCAGACTAGCGGCCTGTCTACTAATAAGCTTGCAACACAAATGGTAGACCATATCAACGATGTTGTTGATGATCTTTCCAATTATGGTAATTGGCAGGAGGCGCTTTGTTCTGCCAATGTGACTGCGCAGTCAAGTGTTATGAATTATAACATCGCGGTTAGCGGTGTAGTTAAAAACATTGCTGATATCTACATTGCAAATCGCCAAGGCCCACTACGCAATGTGACGATTGACCAGATGCGTATTTTGACGCGAACAACTGCTCGTGGAACGCCATCACAATATGCGATATTTGGAGTAGATAGCAATGGTAATCCAAATATTCGCGTAAGGCCGATACCAACATCTCAAGATGACGGTTCTTTGTTTTCTATTCTTTATTATAAAAAACCTTCGCGCTATACGACGAGTGATGCGGATACGGTTATTCCGTTTCCTGCGCGTGTTGTTGTTTTAGGCACGCTTGCAAAAACTGTGCTGAATGAAAATGCAGGATCGCCAACACCACAATATCAAATGTATTTTCAAGAATATCTTGATCTACGGCGCGAAACACTAAACCGCTATAATATGGATACTGGTTGGTCGATTCAATTCCGTCCCGATAACTATGGGAGAGGCCGTAGGTAATGACGGTAGATGTAACATATCAGATTCCATCTAATGGGCTTGGGACAGACTTTTCTGAATTTGAAAGGCCATCAAATTTTGCGAGTGCATATACTAACCGTTTTCGTAATATTAACGGCGGGGCTGAGCGACGCCCTGGTATGCAAAGATTTGGCTCTAAAATTCCTTCATTGCCAAACTTAACGCGGCTGCATGAATTTGTTTCTGATACTGGGACAGAAACAATCATGGCCTCTGATGATTTTGGGAATATCTACAAATACAATACATCAACATCGGCATGGTCAACTGTTTATACAGGTGGCGCACGAGTACGCTATATAAGCGCGTTTGCTGATGGAAAGCTTGTTTTTGTAAATGGCGTTGACCGCAATATCTATACAGATAATGCGGGAGACTCATTCCATGAACTAAAGGCTATTATCACAAAAGGGAAAACGGCTGGCGGCACAAACACGACGACGCTTGTTGATGGTGATGTTTCAAATTGGATCGGAGCAACTCTTGTTGCTAACAATGATATTGTCTACAATTCTACTCGTGGTGGTTATGGTATTGTTACAGCAGTAGCAAGCGCCGCGCTTACAACGACAATCATAGGTGGTACAGGCGCTGGCGGTTCAGGTGAGGGGCAAACTACGACAAACACTAATCAACAATCTGGTGATGCTTATGAGCTTATAGACCATGTTGATTTAAATGTAATACCGCGCGGTGCTTCTAATAATTCAGATGGCCTTGGTTATGATAATGTTGGCGTTTTAACTAGCGGTACATCTGTTTTACAGATAGCCGTTAGTGGCGTTGATTTTTCAACAACCGAGATAAGAAAAGGCGATATTGTTTATAATACTACCCGTGGCATTATCAGCTTTGTTAACACTGTTAGCGCAAACGTTGCCTTAACTAAGTCAATTAGCGGACAAGTTGCTGGTGATAGTATCGCTTTGTTTAAAAGCGCTATGCCAATTTCATCTTGGGTACACATTCATTATGGCCGTGGCTATTTTCTTGATTCGCGTAATAATAACCGTGTTGTTATTACCGCCCCAGATGACCTAGAAGATGTAACGACATACCAAAAGACACTTGATAGCTCATCATTTAGCTTTGGCACGCAATCGCCACAGGGTGATACCATTTTATCAATGGGAACTTTTTTAAGCTATTTTGTAGCTGCTGGTAAAAAGAACTTATATATTTATAAAGGCAATACACCTATTGCCGATGCTGCTGGTACAACAATCACATTTGAGCCGATTGCTATGTATCCTAACGGAACAGCAAGCCGGTTTGGCCTAGCTACAAATGGAAGTGATTTTTTATATATGGCTTATGATGGCCTGCATGGCATTAGCCTTGGATATAATACAAGCAATACGATTCAAAACAATGCATCCATGCCTATTCGCAATACGCTTTTGAATGCCATCGCGGCTATATCAAACACAGATAACATACAGGTAACAAACTATCCACGCCGCCAATGGACGCTGTGCAAAATAGGGTCGCAATGCTATGTACTCAATACAAACCCATCCTATGATAATGCTGGCCAGTTAATTAACGGTCTTTCATGGCACCTTTTTACTGGCGCATGGGCAAATCTTAACCATTATTTTGTGCGCAGGAACGGCGATTTATTGGGTTGTGGGGCAAACGGGCTTGTTTATTACCTTGATAGCAGCGCCTCTACGGATGACGGGTCAGCAATACCAACTGATTTTCAAACCTCATGGCTAAGGCTTGAAGAGCCTCAAAAAACCCCTCGCATTAAAGAAGGAAAATACATAAGGCCAATTTTTGAAAGTTCTCCAGACATAGGTTATACTATCAGCGTTAACGCCGGTCTGGATAATTTCTCTAGTGATACGATTGATGTGTCTGCTGGAGGTACGGGAGCAATAGGAACTCTTGTCATCGGAACGACTCCAATCGGAGGCGGTAGTTTCGCACAAGGAAATAAATATCCGTTACGCTGGCGTGGCTTCGAA